CTTTTCATTATGAAAGCTACCATGTCTGCTTTCTTACCATCGTGTGCTATTACGGCTAGTTTCATATCTTCATCATTTTATCTACTCTTTCAAATATTTGTTTTACTCTTCTATGTCCATTCTAATCTGTCTTGCTTATACATTTATGAATAACCATATGTGTATTCTTTTTTACTAATGTAAATGTTTCTGGATCATAATAATCTCTGAATACAATAACATATCCTATCCAATTTAAGAACTTCCAAGACACCTTTAAGAATAGCTTTTTCATATTTCGTCGAAGACAGAGCTTGAAAGAAGCCCTGCTTCTTGATCTGCGATTTCCAATGTCATTATTGATACTACATGTGGAAAGTTATCATAGTCTCTGAGTATTATAAGACCCTCTGATTCTACCACCTGTGTGACTATTCCCTCTATCATTCTTCCTACACCCTTTCTAGAGTTGAAAGCCATTTTACTTCCTCTATACTTCTTCTTGTACAACTGTACTTCCTGTATCTTCATCTTCAATGATTGTTAACAAATAGTTAATACTCTCTTCTGTCTGTTTGACTACTCCTGAACTTATCAAGTCCTCTACACCCTGGGCATTACCCTTGGATATTAGTTGAATAGTATCTTGCATGTATATTACTTTCATATTTTCTAGATTTTAACTCCAACAACCTCTCCGGGGTTGGGAGAATTTGCGCGTGACGAGTTCAGATTAGACGCCCCCTATAAATCCTTCGTGTCTTTTGTTTCCCATCCAGCACTTCCCCACTCCTTATTGCTTGCTCTTAATACTCTTATGAACTTTTTTCCTGCAGCCTCTGCTGCTTTCTTTGTAGCATAAAGCTCCATCGTAACTTCATTCCCTACCCATGTCTTTAAAATTATTCCCATATTAGATTGAATCTATTTGTTCTTGTGTTAAACTATTTCTCCATTCATTGATGTAAGTTTCTTCTTCATCACATAGGGCTTGTAATTCTTCGTCTGTCATAACCTTTATTTGTTTGTTTCTAATACTTAAAGATAAGAAAAAAGAGCTGCGCTAGCAACTCTTTTCCTATTTATTTTTATCTTATTTCTACTTTAAGCCATACATCGTATTAGCTCCTGATGCTAATTGTGTCTTTGGTAAAGCACCATCCCATTTCTCAATCCATTGTTGTTGTAGTAGCATTGCTGTTAAGGTAGATTGTCTTAGCTTATTTGACTCAGCCTCAGCTCTTGCATTTGTTAACAATGCTTCAGCATTACCTTGGGCAGTTGCTACTTTAATCTTAGCTTGTGCTGTTGCCGTTTGTACCTGATTCTCTGCTGTTAGAGCGGCTTGTACTGCATTGTTCTTAGCATTAATTGCATTCTTGAATGATGTAGGATATTCTAGATTAGATGTAAATTGATTAACAATAAATCCTTCTTTAGTAATTTGAGATGATAATAGTCTTCGTACTTCAACTTCAAACACTGCTCTATTAGATATTAATTCCTCTGCTGTATATTTATTTGTTGCTAATCTAAAAGCATCATAGATAGCTGTCTTTAAAAATCCTTCCTCTAATTCTGGTAATGTTCTTCTATATTTTGCAAAGATTGAAGGTGCTTTGTCTGCACTAACAGAGTAGTTTAGTATTGGTGATACTCTGAATTCGGAACCATCTTTTGTATTTACAGTGAATGAATTGTCTCCATCTTCTGTTTTCTTATACTCTTTGTGTTGGATAAATGTTGGAAACTCATAAACCTTTGTTGTGATAGGATTAAAAAATACCCATCCTGTACATGCTGTTACGTTATTCACTCCTTTACCTGAGCCATACATATCAACTTTTACTCCTACGTGTCCGGCATTGATTACATCGCATGAACTAAACATTGCGAAAATACCTACTACTACTGCTACAATAACTAAAATTTTCTTCATAACTTGATTTTTAAATTTATTTTTGTTTTTATTAATATACGAACTTTTTTAATCTAATCCTAATTTTTTTCTCTTTTTATTTTCAAACTCAGAACCTTTTATCAATTCCTTAAATAAAGTTTCTATTTGAGATGCTGATTTATACCATACTGGAATAACTCCTACACCGCTAATGTAATAAGGAAATAATAAACTATACTTGGTTTTATAAATCTCTTTAACCTGATAGCTTGATCTAGCTTGAATGTAATAGCTATTACTATAACTCTCTCTAATGCTATTATACTGATTACTATACTTCTCAAGCATTTCCAACACATCTAGATCTTTAGGAGGTGTTCCTTCTTCACAGAATAAAAATAATTCAGCTATTACCCAAGCAAATGCTGCAAATGCTACTAAAACTATTAAAAATATCATAATTCTTCTTTTTTAGTTGATTTAATGTCTTCCGGTGTTATTAACTTAGTTGCATACAATCCTAAGAATCCAAATGCAACAAATGTAGCTGCTAATGATACAATTCCTAAATAGAATACATATGTGTCTGATTGATTCATCAAATAGAATGATAAATCTATTAGCTGTGCTAATCCTGCTACTAACAAGAATATTGCTAAAATTTTAATTACTACTTTCATCTTATTTACTATTTGATGTTGATTTGAATAATACATTACAAAGAAATGTAATTCCTAATGCTTGCCAAAATCCTATTGGATTGATTCCGTCTACTGCTCCTACTAGAGCATTATTCCAAAGCCATTGTATTGGCCATGCTACAATCACCGTTGTTACTAATGCAACTCCTAGAGCTGCAAATACTGCTAATCCTACTTTTTCTACCATTATAATTCGTTCTCTGGTGTTCCTGTTAATGAATCTACTTCTGTGTACTTCGAATTGACTTGTTCTTTTAATACCTCTCTAAGATATTTTACATTATCAACTCCTCCTACTCCTCTGATTGCTCTCTGAGGATCTTTAAATAGCTTCTCATGAGTCTTTCCATTCTTTTTAATCACTTGAATATAATTTCCATTCAAGTCTGCCATCAATTCCTTTGGTGTTTTTACTTTTCCTTCCATAACTTTATTTTATTTTTTTAAATATACTAAATTTATTTTAATTATACAACTTTTATCTTATTTCTCTTAGGATTTTTTTGAGGACCTCTAGGACCTTTTAGGTTTGCCCTATGCTCCTCGCTTAGAGTATATCCCTTTTCTCTCGGATTTTTTTGAGGACCTCTAGGACCTCTATGAGCATCTTTTTGTGCTTGAGTTAGCTTTACTCCCTTCTTTGCCTTACTTAGATTCTGCCTATGCTCCTCTGTAAAAGGACTCCTCACTCTTCCTGATAGGGAATTGCTTATCTGCTTCCTGGTATTTTCATGTACTTCTCGCCCTCTATTGCTTTCCCCTATTTTTTGCTTAGTTTCTTCTGATTGTTTTTTCCCTAGTCTAGCCTCTCTTATAGCTGTTTTTGTTTCAGTACTTAGGTACCCTGATCTATCTTCTGTACTCTGAAGTCTGCAATTGAGACCACCTTTTCCCAACACATCGTAGAAGTCTTGCCAATACCTTTCTCTAGCATTTAACAAAGGTACCTCACATTCTTCTATAATTTCAAAGATATGCTCAGAGAAGCCATATTTTACTAGAGAACGATATAGCTTTGTTTGGTTCTTGCAGTTATCCATGCTACTGTACTGCTTTCGTCTTTTCTCTAGGGTAGTGCTTTGCCCTATATATACCTTCCCACTTGGATTTGTTATTTTATAAATTCCTATCATATTAAATAAAAAAGGAGAAATTAGAAAGAGCTACCTGGTCCGTAGTTTCAATCTAAAATCTCCATATTCTTTTGAGGTAGGACCAGTACCTTCTTGTTTAATATAAATATCAACTTTTTATGGAAACTACGCAATATGCAAAAGAATACCTTGTTCGTTTTCTATCTTTGTTACATCCATTTTCTTGTCCAAATACTCCAGTATAAACTTTCCATCAAATTGAAAATACATATTGAATGCTTGTTGAAAGACTTCGAAGGGATAAGTATCTCTATTCTTATCCTTATACTCCAGGTAGTATTGGTAGAACCAGGCCAGATCATACTGGCCTGCTCTCCTCATTTGTATATATCTTTCTCTATCCATTAGTTTACTAATGCTACTGCTAGCTTGAATAAATCTTGATTCACTTTAAGATCTTTCTCGAATGATTTGATCTTTCTAACCTTTCTAACCTTAGCACCATTCAATGCTGCTGAGTATCCTCCTTGAGTAATCTTCTCTTGGATTACATTGAACACTGTCCAAAGATCATTTCCTTTATCAGCATCTCTCTTAGGAGTTAAAACATCTTGAATAGTTTCTTCATCCCATTCAGCATCAACTCTATTTGTTCTTAACTGCATTGCATCGATAGCCAATTGTCTTTGCTCTACAGGAGTCAATTCTCTTAACTGCATTTGATTTAAAATCAATACCTTGTTAGGAAGATCAGCTACTGCTTGAGATACTACTCCTCTTAATTCTTCGAAGGTGTATCCTGTATGACGGATTCTGAATGCTGAGAATTCTTCGTCAGCTACTACAAGGCCATTTGAACATACCAATCTGTAGATTCCAATTCTAAACTGAAAAGAATTAAATCCATCATGAGAGTTCGTTAAAATGATTCGTGGGAAAGCATCATCACCATTCTTACCCTTGATCATAAGATCTGGATTCTGAAATGATACCATGTGCTTGGAGAAGATTGTAACCTTATCAGACTTTCTAGCCTTTCTTTGAGAGGCTGTAACTGGAAGCCATCCCAGCTTTGCTAAGTCATCGATAATTGTCTCTGTATTTACTAGTAAGTAATCCTTACTCACTTTAGTACTTGTAGGTGCTGTAGCGAATGCTACTGGTGCTAAAGCTTTAACTTGATCTTTTGAAAGGTAAGAATCTAAACCTGTAGTGAATTTTGATAACATAACTGATTGTTTTAATTGATTAATATACCTAAATATACGAACAAAGATTCGTTATAGCAACTAATTTACAAACTTTTTTTAATTTATTTTACTAACCCTAAATTCTTAGCTCTGTAATATCCTACTTCTTTTCCTGTTGCAGGATTTAAGAACATCTGTTTAGTTTTCGGAAGATTACTCTGTCTTTTTTCCTTTTTATTGAATTCATCTAAGTATTCTTTAGGATATTCGAACTCAGCCTTTTCAATGCCAGAGACTATGCTAGCACCTCTATAGGTATACTTGGTAACTATTCCAGTATGCTCACAAGTAAATGTTGATATCATTTTGTTCATAGCTTCTTTTCTTTTAGTTCTTTAAGCAATAAGTAAGTATCAATTGCATCATCTCCTAACTCCCACTCTTCAAAATGTCTTAGACAATTCTCTAGAGCTGTAATCCATTCCTTGTGAGTTAAGGAGATTTCAAAGTTATTATCTAATCCTTCTACTCCAATTTCGAATATCAGAGCTGTCTTTTTCTTCTTATCGAAAGCCTCTTGAATACTATCTCTAATGTTAGTTGTCATCTCAACTGATCTTTCTCTGAAAATACTTTCTAATTCTGCTATAGTTTCTATTTCTAATCTTTTCATATTCTATTACTATTTGTTAATGATTTTTGATTTGTAGGCATTTTTGGATTAGTTACAATTGTCTCTGTATCCATTCTGATTACTTCTAAATTTGTTAAGAGGATATAAACCGGACCATTATAGTCGTACGTCTTCATAGGAACATCAAACATACTCTCTCCTAATCCTGGCTGCTTTATTGGTTCAGTTATTCTTCTCATACCATCAAATGATCTGAATTCATTTGAGGTAGTTCTATACCAATTTCCTTTGATACATACCTCTAATACTCCTGAGGTATTAAAATCATAGAGTTTCTTTACTGTAGCGCCTGTCTTCTCTGCCATAACCTTTTTTATTTATACCTAAATATAAGAAATTGCCTCCGAAGAGGCAACTTTTCTATAATAAACTTTGTAAGGTATATAAAATTTCATACCTTCCTTCAGCATCTGTAATACAGCTTACAACACCTGTTTCCTTGTCTACCTGTGCTAAACTAGGACAACTACCTCCTCCTTGAAAACCTTTTTTAGTAATAGTGTAATGATTTTTTCTCCAATCTAATACAACTAATCCACTTCCTTTTAGAGCCTTTTTTAAATTTTTTAGTAACATAATCTAGATGTTTTAATTGTTAATACCTAAATATACGAACAAAGATTTGTTCTAGCAACTATTTCTTAAACAATTTCCAAAAAGAATTACTAATTGTTTTCTCTCTTAGCTTCTCATTCATTTCAGATTGCTTTACAAGCTTATTAGCTACAATTCTTTCTCTAGAAGGTTTAGTCTTCTTTTTCATTTCTTCTATAATTTTCTGAGATGTATTGTGAACCGTCTGTTGGTGCTTCATTCCAAAGTCCTAATGATTCTAAATGCTCTTTCATTGCATCATCTACCTCCCAATCAAAATCTCTTACTTGTCTGTCTACAGAATCTTCCATTGCAATGACTTGTTTGTCGGTAATAGGTGATACCGAGTACAGGAAAGAACAATTGTAACACATAAGCTCAATATTGGTAAGCTCATAGTTAACTTTATTCTTATCCTTGAATTGAAGTATCAAAGGCATTTTATGATCTGTTACTCTCTCTTCATGAAAGCCACATCGACTACATTCCTCTTTCAAGTAACCTTCAAAGATTAATCTCTGTTTGATTTTGGCTGGCTCAAAAGAAGCTACTGATATCTTTCCTTCGATTAGTTCTTTAAGAGGTGCTTGCTTGCCTTTGTTAGGAAGATATTTAGGAATACCTATTCCGGCTGGATTCTTATGAACCTCCCATAGAGTTATTCCTTCCTCATTTACATAAGTTCTAGCATACTTTTTATAGTGCACAAAGCTACATCGAAGAAACCGAGCTGCTCCTCGGTTACTCCTTGTATTGGCCATTGCTCTTAAGCAATCATCTTTTGATATAAATTTAGCTGCTGGCATCTATTCGTCGTCTTCGTCTTCAAGCTCTACATCTTCAACGTCCTCTAGATCTTCTAAGTCTTCTTCTTCATCTATGACTTCTAATTCTCCTTCTAAGATCTTTTCGGCTGCTTCTGAGATTGCCCTACTATCGTCTACTAATTCGTCCTCATCAAAGTTTAAGATCTCTAATGGAACATTTCTAACTCCTCTTGAGGTGTTTTCCATCTCTTGAAGTCTTCTAGCAGTATCTTGATCTAGTACATCTAGTTCAGTAACTGTATAATCTCCTTCTCCTATTACTCTGATACGTCCTACTTTAGGTTTTACATCAGAGCAGTTGATACAGAAATCATATCCGTAATTATCTAATCGTAATTTAGGCATATCATTCTTACACCTCGTACACTTAATTTGTTCTATCATAACCGTTTTAATTTATTATTTATACCTAAATATAAGAACAAAAGTCTTATCAGGCAACTATTTCTTAACTTCTTTTAAGCTATTAATTACATTCCAAACTTCTTCTGGGGTTTCAAATCTAACTGTAATCATTTCTTTTCCGTCTGAGAGATCTATTAATCCATCCCAATCTATTATGGTCGGTACTTGGTAGACGTAGTACTGTATTAAAGTAAATTGTTCTTTATTAAAATGTACCTTAAGTAGATTTTCTATAATCTGTAAGAACTTCTCTTCATACAGAGACATATCCATTCCGATCTCCTCCTCTAGAAAATCTCTCCTATCTTCAATCTCTCTTAGAAGAACTATGCTTTCGATAAAGAGCTTCTTCTCCATTACATCTCTAGCCATATCCCTCTCTCTTATTTGAATGTTACCCTTTAAGTAACTGTTTAGCGTTTTCCGCAATTCCTTCTTGTGCACCATATGTATAGCTCTTTACTTCAAAAATTGTTAGAAAATCGTTTACTGGTAATTGTTTTGATAATGAGAAGAATTTTACCGCTTCTTCTCTACTTGTTGCTTGTATAACTCCTACTGGTTCTTGTGTAGGATTATTCTTCGAATAAAAACAAAACTGTGCCATATTTTTTTATATTAGTTATTAGTACCTGGTTGTGATGCTGCTTGGTTTAGAGCATTAATTATAATCTTATCTAGGTATTCGATATAGATAAAAAAGCCTACAATCGTCTTATCCTTTAACTCTCTGTCTCTCTCTACTGTTAACCCTAGAGGTGCTAATCCTTGATTTAGTTTAGCTCCTAACTCCATAGCGATGTCATCTTGTTGCTGCTTCGACATACCTGCAAATGTAGTTGGCAGGAACTGTACCTTGATTCCTTTTTTATTTGGATCTTCATTTACATCTATCTTAAGTACAAATTTATTTCCTTTGAAGTTTACTTTTGTAACTTCAGATAGCATTTCCTTTATTTCGTTTATTAAGCTCATTGTTTTTATTATAAATAGTTTAGTTTTTACATACTATCAGATCATTCTGATATTCCTTCATGGAATTGATTGTTATTTTAAATATATCAAATTCAAATTCTCCTATATCTCCATTATCCTTTACTACCTCAGGGAATTTCTGTAAGAAGGTAAAGTCCGCACTTGTAAACTTAAGTCTATCAAACTCAACAACGATATCATTTTCTAATATTGGATCGTTATGTACTTTGTTAAATATTCTTTTCGATAAATCGTAAGAGGTGTTTGGCTGCTCTTTGTCAATATAATAAGACGTTATTACTTGCATCTCATCATCGATGTATATTCTATCACACCAAGGCTCTAATACTTCAAGTATCTCTGAGTTGCAATTCTTAATTATATATGCTATATTATACTTAGGTGGTATGATAGGTTCCATTAAAGCTGTATGTTTAACAAAAGTTCCCCACTTACGTATAAACTCTCTTGTTGAATTATTCATTAATTTCTGCCATTCAATACTCTTACTTTCTTCGTCTTGGCTAACTTCTCCATGTTGAAACTGCCCTCCTCTTCCTGTTAAGTGGTATACTAACGCATTCCACGGTTGTGTAAACTTATACCCTGCTAAAGATATTCTATTAAATATATCAGAATCTTCTCGAGCTGATTTTAAGATAGGGTCATGTCCTCCAAGTTCTAAGAAATCTTCTTTGTACATCATCCAAGGAGCAAAAATACCCTCGGTATATTTTTTATTATTAAGTTGAGATTTGACATATGTATTAAACTCTTCTTTTTTAAAATCTTCAGGCCAAATTCCAAAATCTTTTATTATTTTTTCTCCATTATTTGGATGCAAAGGAGGTTCAATTCTTGTAGCACATACTACAGATTTTCCTGTTAAGCTTTGATATGCTTTAAGATCAGCTAACTCTCCTAACATCATATCAGCATGAAATATCATAAAGACATCTGTCTTTGCTTTCTCAATACAGTAGTCATACGCTTTACCGATACCGTATAGCTCCTTACCTAAGCTAGGATTAACGTAATAATCTACCTTATATTCGTCTTTAACCTGCTCTAACCATTCAACTGTTCCATCTTCATCTGCATCAACAAATACAATTATGTCATGATCTTTTCTAAAAGCATTCTCTCTAATAGAAGGTATACATGTTTTTAAGTATCTTAAATTTGACTTACTTGGGATACAGAATGTAATTTTAGGTAGGTAATCTTTTCTAAAACACATTACTGTATTCTGAAACCACCATAGTTCTGCTACTTCTCTCATTCTATTTGTTGTTGCAAGGTCTAGTACATACCCATGCTTTTCCAGTAAAGAAATAACATACTGGTTTGATTGACAGTTTACATGTCCATCTCCTGGCTGATTAGGAATTGCCCAGCTTAGTACGATACCCTCTGTAGCATGATCTACTAAGTTCTGAATGAATGTATCTTCATACTCTTTAGGAATATGCTCTCCTACTTCTAAACTCAATACCCAATTCTTTTTTCCAAAAGACTGTTGCTGAGTTAGATCGGCAACTTTGCATAATCCGTTAGAAATATCCGGTGTGTTTGGATTTCCATCCCATCCTTCACATATAATTCCATGGTCAAGAAAGTACTTAGTATAATACCCTGGTCCACATCCTAAATCTATTACATTATGGTGTTTAAATAAATCCTTTAACTGTTCTGCTAAAGGGGTGTCGAAGCAGTGTCCTGATTCATCATCTGTTAGCCAAAATCCTTTATTACTTATTTGAGCATCTTGTAGTGCCATAATTTATTTTATTTTATATTAAACTTATTTATTCTTTCTGTAGCATAGCTGTGCACTTTTTCTTGAAATAGAGCACCGTAATTTGGTGTTTCTTTCAATACTAACGCATCTCTATAATAATTCGCTAAACTATACCCCCAAGGCCCTAACGTCCAGTCTGCTATAGTTTCTCCTTCAAGTACATACTGGTTAAAATTACCTCCTAATTCTTTATATGCATTAGATACCATCATTGAATAGTAATCCCATGCCCCATACCCGCTCCACTCTTTCCATACTGGGACTAGCTCTTCATAAAAAGCCTTACTATATAGATCAAACCATCCTGCAAATTTTGCTCCAGATAATTGTGTTAGTTTTAATTCAAGAGGAGAATTTGTCTGATTATGCATAATAGTAAAGCAATCGCATTCGTAACTAGTATTATAAGGTACATCTTTATATAGTGGATTTACTAAACAATCCCAACTACTATCCCACATTTTATTAATCTGAGGGGTAATTACAAAATGCTTATCACTTACTAACCTAGCAGCAGCACAGTAGTGCGCTAGTAAGTGTTCAGTGAATGACATATCAGGGCACATTACAATGTAGTAGTCTACTTCTGGAGATAAGCTTTCTCTTTGTAGATCTAAGTGTCCATAGTTTTCTGTACCCTCATACACTTTTGAATTATGAATATAGTCTGTAAGGAGTATACTGATAGCTTTGTATTTATCCTTAAAGAACTGCTTGGTAATAGTACTAGTCTCCCAATTTATTTTATGGCTAGTTAAGTTTAAAGCAGTATCTATTATGATAGTTACATCTTCCGGTAGGTAGAACTTAGACTTTTTTAGTTGCTGGAAGGCTACTTGTGCATAGTCTATTTCCCATGGCATAATATGTATCTGGATTTTAATTACCATATATACTATTTAGGGGCATAAATACGGTCTGATCCGTAAGATGCTTTGTATTCGTAATTAAGTTCTTCTAGTAGTTGTAATACTTCCCCCTGTGTGTTGTTGTATCTAATTAAATACTCATCAACTATCTCCACACATATAACTGGTTTAAATTTCTTAATTGTCTCTACTGCCCCTTGTAATGCTCTATATTCATATCCTTCGATATCTAATTGGAGTAAATCACAGTTCTGCAAATTTAAACTATCTATTGCGAACATTGGGATTACTCCTGGTGATTGTGCAATATGGAATCCTCCGATATCTACAACATGTGCTACTAATGGTTGAACTCCCATAGGACGGTTAGCTTCACCTAAACAGGCTTGCATTTTTATAACCTTAGGGGAATCTACATTCTGAGTAAGGCAGTAAAAATTTACTGGCTCAGGTTCGAAGGTGTATATGGTATCGAATATTTCAACAAAAGTATCAACTGTCAATCCACAATTACCTCCTGCTTGTATCATTACCGTATTTCCCTTTAAGTACGGTTCAATTTGCTGTCTTAAATCTAAGAAAGCTTTTTGCCCAATCCAACTATTTACATCGTTAGCAGGCCAAATCCATTTTTCATCTTTTGTTACTACAAGATTTTTCATATTCTACTGTTTTTAAAAGGCCGTTATGTAGGCTTGTTTTCGTTATATTTTTTAAACTTAGTATTTTTCTATTAACTCCACATGTATATTTTGGCGAGTTTTTTCGTGTAAGAGATGTATCGTATACTATCTCACTTGTACTCTCTGTTAATATTCTTAATGTAGCTACTATTTCCTTAATACTATACTGGTTACCTGAACATATATTATAAATTCCTTCTTTCTCTTCTTTAATAAGTACGTTCAGTAGCTGCACAAAATCATCTATGTACAAGTAGTCCACTATTGCAGTACATTCATCTAGTTTCACAATTTGGTTGTTAGTTAATTTATGTATAAGGGTAGGTACTAATCTAGTCTTTACATCATGAGGCCCGTATATGTAACAAGGCCGTACCCATACCCAGTCTATGTTATATTTTTCACAGAGCATTTTGCTATAATTTTTAAAAGTGTACTTCGATAGTCCATATAGGTTTATAGGTGCTTCTTTTGTGTTTTCGTCTGAAGGAGTTTTCTGATCTCCATATTCTGCAAAGCTTCCTAGTCCTATAAATTTAGGCTTTTTATCTAATGTACTTAGTAACTTAATAAACTCTATACCTGGCTGTACATTGTCAATTAGCTGACCAGTACTATCTACATCAGCATAGCTATTTCCTCCACTCCATCCAAAATGTAAAACTACATCAGGAGAAAATTCTCTTACCTTTTCAACATACTGTGATAGTTCGTGAGTGTGTGCTGAACTGTATAGATGACTACTAATTAATTGTTCAATGTTTGTTGTATTCTTAGAGACTAGGTATAGTTGATACCCTTCTTTATGTAACTGTTTGGCTACATTTGATCCTAAAAAACCATTAGCTCCTGTAATCAGTATATTCATATTACTTACTTCTTAACTTATTATAAACCTCTTGCAATCCTTGTTCTAATCCTATAAAAGCTATAGGTAAATCTCTGGGGTTGCCTATGTATGGTTCTGATGTTTGATAATTATCATATATGATAAAAACTTTATGATTAGACAGATTGTTTATTAATCCTGCTATACGGCTTAAAGAAGATTCATCTTGGTAGACACAGTCAACTTCTTTTTCTAAATCCTTACATTCAATGTAGTGTTCAACTATAGAGATTAAATCAGGCATATAAATAAAATCCATTAACCTATCTTGATGGATTATCATAGGTTC